GTTTCCGTTCCATGCGCCGTTCTCGGGAGGGTCTGGCGCATAATCGGGATCGGTGTCAGGCAGATCGGCTCCATAGGGATACATAACCGTTATGACATTGTCCGCGACAACGTGTTCGGCGAAATCAAGCAGATTCTCGCCAAATCGGACGGTCTGCGTGGAAATCTTGTCGAAATCCGCGAGGTAATCCACATAGTGCGTGTCGGTTTCCTTGTCGTAGCGAGGCACAACATACCCACCGAGCGAGGTGCCGAACAGGGCAGAATCCAACAGCGACCACAGGGTTGCCGGGTCTTTACTCGAGCGGACAATGTAGTTGTTCGGATCGGTCACCGTCACGGTTCCCGGTCGGAGCAGATAACCGCTGGTCGCGCCGATGTCCGTTACGATGTAGTGAAGCATCAGCCGCCGAAACAGGACGGCTGGCTCCCCCTTGAACCCGAACGGCTGATAGACCGCATCGACAAGGCACGACAACTCGCCTTCGCAGTAGACGGATTTTGTGCCGTTCCACCCACGGTCAACAGATGTCACGCGACCGAACCAGTATTTGTTGTTTTGAGTGTCGGAAACCACCTTGACAAAGGTCTTCCTCGGAGCGATGTCCGCATACCGAGGATTATTCTGGGCAACGGAGAACCGCAACGAGCCGTGAGTGTTCAGCTTTTCGGAGAGGATGGGGTTGATAACAACCAACCCCTCCTCAACTCGGAGCGGATCGTGGAGGATCGTGCCGTTTGCATAGATTCTATACATCTCAGAGCCTCCCCTCCCTGAACCGAATGTCGAACCGTGTGATGGACAAGTCATTGTCGTAGGCGATGTAGATTTCGTTCCACCCTTGCCGCAGAACGAATCCATCGACAGTCTGCTCGGTGCCGCCGTCATGCGGAACCACCACAGATTTGCCATTGACCGTCAGAGGCACATCGCCGTTGGCAACGATCTGAACGAACGGATAGACCGTTTTTCGCTCATTCCACACACGGAAATGCGAGGACGGCATATCAACGAACAGGGAGCATTCTTCGAGGCCAGTTACTCGGATGAGATAAACGGTCGATAGATCTGAGATGCCATGCTCGATGTCCTCAAAATCGACACGGAATTCGCCGTCGCTGATTGGTGCCGTAATCGTCGCCGAATACTGTTCGCCGTTCGCCGCGAACACATCGAATTTGCGGTTCGAGGCATACCCTGTGCCGACAGGCCATCGGAGAATCATTTCTTGCGTTCCGTGGGACACCAAACCATCGGGGAATTCCACCGAGCCGAGGCGAATGTCGGTTTTGTAGAAGCCGGACGAAACGCCAACCGCTCGGAGAATGATGTTTTCGGCATGGTCGCCACCGACCAGACTGATGACGGTTTCATCAATCCGCATGGCATACGGAGCCGCATCGACCTCGATCACGCACTGCAACCGCCACGACTCGACATCGGAGAAAGAAACGCTTGCTCGGCCTGAGAAGTACCATTCGGGATTCTCGTCAAAGACAATGCGCTCGATACGCTTACCGTGAAGTTGGCTCATGATCCGCGCCATGAAATCCGCTTGCTCGTCAATGTCAACCATCGCGGCGAACGTGAGAACCATTGCCCTGTTCGTGTATTTAACCTCGCCGGAGTTGGCCTCCGTCATGTCAAGGTCGCCGTCCGCACCGGGAACCTCGACCTTGTTGATTTTCGGATTCGGATTGCCGTACACAGGCCGAGAGGCCATCCAGAGGCCGAAATCGTAGTAGCTGTGGAGGCCATCAAATCGGACTCCGTTAACCCTGTTACTCATGCGTTACCCCTCGCTTTCCGCATCGCCGCCTGACCGAGCAGTTTGTCAACTCGACCAGCAATCGTTCCGTCATCGAGGACGATGTCAAAACCGATGTTGGCAAGAATCTGGTCGAGCGTTGAGTCAATCTTTCCGAGAATCTGCACAAGCGCACCATTTCCGTCATCTGTTTCGATGTACTCCACCGAGTCCCCCACATCACCAGTCAGATCGGCGGCAAGCTGGACACTCTGGTCAGCGAGTTCGTCCATCCGCTCCTTGACATCACGAGAAACAGACCTGAACTTCTCATCAAAGCCCTTCCCGAATCCTTCGATTGCAAAACCGCCAATTTGGGCAAACACCTTCGAGGGAGATGCGATGCCGAGCGTTTCCTTTACGTTGTTCACGAGGCCCGAGAAGAATCCCTTGATCTTGTCCTTGATCCATCCGGCGGCATTTTTGATGCCTTGCCAGACACCCTCGACAATGTTTTTGCCGATGTCGCGGATTTCGCTGAGCGTTTCAACAAAGCCCGTCTTGATTTTCTCGACAATTTTTTTGCCCCAGTCTTTGACAGATGCCCAAGCGGATTGGATTCCGTTCCACATCTTGTCGATGATCTCGCGGCCCTTATTCGCCACCGAGCCGAGGACGGTTCCAACGCCCTCGAGCAGTTTCTTGATGAGTTCGACACCAGCCGATAGAAGTTTCGGCGCATTCTGGATGAGCGCAGTCACCAACTTCTTGATGATGACAGGCGCAGTTTCGATGAGTTTCGGAATGACGGTCGTGGTCAACGTGTCGATGATCGCGCCAGCCGCCTCGACCAGCTTGTCGGCATTGTTGGCAAGCGTTTCCACAAATTTGATGACGATGTCGGCGGCAGAGTTCAGGAAATTCGGCAACTCTGCGGCGATGCCCTCGATGAGGGTTGTGATGATGCGGCTTGCCGAATCAAGGAGCATCGGCAAAGCCGAGTTCAGCGAATCGATAAATCCAGAAACGATCTTCGGAACCTCCTGAACCAACATCGGCAATGCATCGAGGAGTCCTTCCGCGAGAGACTCGAGCATTTCGGCACCGATGCTCACCATCTCCGACAGCATCTTCGGGTCTGCGAGGATTTTTAGAATCTCCTTTGCGGCAGAAGAAACCGACTTGAGAAGAGGTCGAATGTTGCGCTTCAGGCTGTTCGCCAGACTCTTGATGATTCGGACGGAGGCATTGATAAGCCGAGGCGCACCATTGATGATGGCGCGAACCAGTTGCTCACCGAGTCCGACCGCCGCATCTGCGATGGTGTCGATGTTGTCCGTGATCGCAGATGCCAACGAGGAAAACACACTTCCAACCATCGGCAACACTTTCGGCAACGTGGAGGACAGATTGGACACAAAATCCTTCACGCCGTTGTTCAGCATCGAAAGCCCGGAATCGCTGTTCCCGGCGAACAATTCTGTCAGTCCGTCCATCACGCCCTTGACGGACGGAAGAAAATCAGAAATGATCCCACGTTTCGCACCAGCAAGCGCGGTTTGAAAGTCTTGCAGACTATCCTGATACGCCGCCGATGCTTTGACCGCCTCATCAGACATGACACCACCGAGTTCGTGGAGCCGTTTCCGCATCTCCTCGGTGTCCTCTGCGGAGGTGTTGAGCAGAGGCCCTAACTCCTTTGCCGCGCCGCCGAGAAGTTTCTGAGCGAGTGCGGTTCTCTGCGTTCCCTCCTCCATGCCCTGAAGTTTTTCGATGACCTTCGCAAGGGTCTGCTCTTGGTTCATGCCTTGCAACTCCCTCTGGGAGATGCCGAGTGCCTTGAACGCATCGTCATTGGATTCGACAGCTTTTGTCAATGTCATCATGCCACGTTGGAGGACATCGACAGATGTGCCGCTGTGTTGCAGAATGGCATCCCACTCCTGATAAGCCTGCGCCGACAGGCCCATCTTCTGCGAAGCCTTGTCGATGGTGTCGCCGTAGGCGGCTACCTCCTTTGTGCCGTCAACGATCTTCTTTGTCATGACCGCCGCAGAGGTTCCAACCGCCGCCAAAGCGGCAACCGCGACCTTGCTTGCGGTCTGGATGCCTGTCTTCAGTTTCTGTCCGAAATCGGAGGTGCTTTTCTTGGCAGAGGACAAGCCCTTTTCAAAGTCGGATGAATTGAGCGACAATTTTGCCGCCAGATCGAACAAATCCATTTTTCACTCGCCTCCCATTCTTGCGAGTTTTTCGCTGATTCCGCTGATGATCTCGTCAGCCGACCGTGTTTCTGGCGGCTTGCTATCTACGAGGTCTATCCAACGGCCTTTCAGACCAACGAGGTGACCGAGGCAATCCGTGATAAAAATGCGGTATGCAAAATCACGCCGATCTTGGTCGATTCGTGAAATCGCATACCGCAAAAACGGCTTTATCTTTGGAGAACCTCGATATTCGCCGTAGCAGAGCCAGAATTGGTCTGATCCTCTTTCTGACCCTGCGATGTAAAAAGGTCGACGAGTTCCGGGTCGTTGAAGATTTCGAGCAGTTTTCTCGGCAACGCGAACAGGCTCGGAGCGTAGGTCGCCGGGTCTTCGCCCTCGAGCAGTGCCATAATCTCAAGCACCGCCTTCTTGTGACCCTTGAGTGCGACTTTTGCCGCCTCCTTCATGTTGCGGTCTCGGAACAGTTCGATCAGGGCCTTGTCGGTCATGATCTCGGAGACTGGCTCAATCAGGTCAGCCAGAAGGTCGAGGGCCTCTTCGCCTCGGAACTCACTCAGCATTTTCATCTCTTACGCCACCTCGCTTTAGCCGCTCGTGGAGTAGAACTCCATCGGGATGGTGTCCTGAGCATTGATGGACACATGACCAGTCAGTTCGATGGCGATGGTTCCCTTGCCGTTCTTGGTGGTCGTCAGGACGAAACCGCCAGTGGACAGGGCATTCATCAGCTTGACAGCGACCATGCCGCCGTCAGCCTTGTCGCCGACCCACCAGAGGTCGCTGAAGTCGGACTGATTCAGGTCACGCCGGGGAACGATCTTGCTGGTGTTGGTTCCGTCGATGTCAGCCGCACCGAGGGCCATCTTGATC